GAGGTGCGTAATTATTCATATTTATTCCTACTTGGTCTCAACGCCAAATAAATTAAAACTCATGTCTACAGCCGATGCGTAAACTTTTAACACATCTGCTTGCCCTAAAGTTATTCCAATCACTACAGTAAGCGTATCATTAGCAGCCACGCTCTTATCATAAAACAAATACTGCTTGTCATCTGCTGATGCACCAACTACATGGGCGCTCAACCTGAATGTAATAGCCGATCCTGTTCGGTTGCAGGCAACAAAACTACTAATTGTTGTCTGAGTTAAATCTGGGACTGTGTATAAGGTTGTAACAGTCGTTGCTGCTGTATCAGCCTGCCCCAAAACTTTAATAATGTCGCTCACGAAGCCCCCATTAACAGAAACTGAAATCTACGCATTGCCAAGGAACCGTCTTTATCGCCTTGTGTTTTTGCAAGAGTCACATCATTTTCAATCTCTTGTAACGCTTGCTCAATCGTTAACCTAGTAATAGCTTCGTTTTGCTGCTCATACTCTAGCGTAGTTAAGGGCAAAGGAATTGTTTTGCTTTGTGCCATTACCTTCTCCCATCTGGTCTCATATCAAAACGTAAATCACCCAAACGCCAACCATAACCACTTTCACTGCTTTCAATACGGAAAGCTGAAGAACGAGTTCTAGCCCTTAAAAAAGCCTGTTTTGTTGACGAAGTAACAGTAGAAGTAGATAAAGTTACATTATCTTCTAATGGAAAATCTTTCCCCTTGATGATTACATCTATTGATGCGTCATCTTCATTACCTCTAAAGGTAAAATCAGGAATTAACTTACTAAGAAGCATATATCTTTCGCCATCTCCCATTTCTACATCACCTGACTCAATAAAAGCTGTCATAGCTGAACCATCATCATCATGGCCTCTTTCTTGAATATATAAGTAATTATCGTCAGAGCTAGTAATAATTGAGCTTGCAATAGGAAAATTCTTACTATTAGCCTCTATCCAAGACCCTCTTTCCATTGTTCCTATAGTCCAAAGCCGTTCTGCATAGTTATAAGTAACATAATTTGTGTTATCTGTGTCATCAGAACCTATTGGATAAAACCAAGTTACTTCATTATGGTCTGGGTTTGTACTAGCAAACACTTTGTAAGATTGGCCTTGATTAAGATTACTAAAAACATAATCTAAAACCGAACAATCAATAGGCTGAACTGAACCTGTATAGCTATAAAATCCACCGCGAGCCATAAAGAAAACAGCTCCCCCTGCATTTACAGCAGCTTTGGGAGATATCATAGAAATGCCTTCATTAACAACAGTAAATTGGAATATAAAAGGAGAACCAATAAACCGCATAGAATGAATGCCAGCATCTGTCCAAATAAGTATTTCTTGTCTAGTTTTTAAGGCTCCTATAATAATAGAGCCTGTACTTAAAGTAACACCGCCTGCACTGTTAATGGCTGTTGGAGTCCAATCAACAGCAGATTCACTATCGCTCCATCGAATATGAAGCGGATCAATCGCATTAGAACCTAAAGGATTTACACCAAAGCAAATAACATGCTTATCTACATCTGACATCATCACTTGCAATGCGATTGTAGGCGCACCAGAAGCTCCTGAGACCGTAGATAATGCTACTGCTCTAGCAGTGGCTCCTGAACTTTCATCCCAGTAGTAAACACCACCAGCGCGTACATTGATTATAAGATCATCGCCAAAAACATCTTGACTATAAAGCCGTAACTGACCAGATGAAGAAATATTGCTTACACTACCAAAAGTGCTATTACCCCAAGTATTTGCGCCCCAACCAACGCCCTGTACATAGGTATTTAATCCAACACTTATCTGATATGCGCCATCAACTCCAGAACCTCCATTTCCAGAATCGCTTCCATTAGCTGTAACAGTATCTCCAGATGTGTCTTTTGCAATTACAGTATAAACATCAGTAGAAGTTACCGATTCAACTTGATATTCCTGATTTAAAACTGCCGCAGTTACTACACCGCCTAAACTTGCTGCTCCTGCAAATGTGACAAAATCATTAACTGAAGCTCCATGATCATCATCTGTTGCGGTTATAGTGGAAGACCCGTTAGTAGCAGCAAAGGTTATTCCGTTTGTTGTCGTTGCTCTTATCGGAGTTACATCATAGAAACTATCGCCTTGGTTAATATAGAATTTTAATGTTGTTCCCAAACCAATATATGCAACTCCATCTTGTGCTATCCAATCTTCAAGAGAACGACAAACGCCTAAAAAGCTATCAACTGAATATTTTTCCCATCCGCCTATTTTTTCAGGCTTGCCTTTTCTAAATCGAATTTTATCAGCGTTATACCAACCAGCATCAGCACTGTACTCAGTACCTTCTCTGTTGATTCCTGGTTGAAATTGTAGTTTAAGTAACGGCATTCTTATCTCACATAAGGATTAAACGGCATTCTAGGAGACATATAAGACGAATAGTTTGGCAATAAAGATCCTATTCCTCCTTGCATTCCATAGCCTTGATTAAAAGCACCACCACCAAAACCACCCCCATAAGAAGGCTGTTGATAATTGCCAAAACCACCGCCAAAAATTCCTCCTTTATTGGGGCCAGAAGAATAACCTCTACCACCATACATAGGCGGCTGATAACTACCAAAACCGCCTCCAAATCCTCTTCCAAACATAGGTGGCTGATATCCTCCAAACCCTCCTCCAAATCCTTCGTTATATGGTTGAGGTCTCATCCCTTTTCCTAAGCTTCCATAAGAACTAGGCCGCATACCGAGAGGGCCAGTTGCTGCCGCTTTATCAGCAGTTTGACCAAAAATGTTAGTTTGTTCTGGTCTTCGGGCTGTCTCTCTATCCCCATTCAGGCTTTGCATCCCAGAAGCGCCTAATTGTTCGCGTCTTTGCCTACGCTCATCCCACTCTTGCCATGCTTCAGTTCCGGGCATTGTCCATACAAAAGAATCCCTTATATTTTTCCAATCTTCCATTGCACGAGGACTATTTGGATCATAGACTCTTCCCCGCATCGGGGTTTTATTGTGAGATAAAGCAGGTACTGGGTTTTCTTCAGTTCCCCCTCGCAACATATAAGTTTCCGCTTTGTCTACGGAAAGACTGATTACGGGGCCATCAGAAAAAGGTTTTTTATCCTTGACTACCAAATCGCCAACTTGGTCTCCCTTTTTTAAATCAGATACTTTCACAAACCCCTTGTTGTTAACAAAATAGGGATGACTATAGGAAGTTACGATGCTGTCACTATCTTGAAATAAAACTTCACATCTTGGGCTTCTTTCAATTCTTTCTACCCTAGTGACTTTTTCTGGCTTTTCTGAGGTAGCAACTTCATCCCCAACCTTGAGATTTCCAGCCAATATCCAATCATTGTTTGCCAACTGAATGTGTTCTTTTGGGCTAGGACAACTGTGCATCGGCCCCTCATAACCGGGTTGGCTCCACTTCTCTCGTTCCAGTCTTCTTTCTTCTGCCATAGACTCCCCTGTCTTTAATGGATTAGTGGACGTAGAAGCTGCTAACTCATCTCCTAACCATGATGGCGGCTGGTAAACAAAATTTGGATCTTGCTGTGGGGGAGTGTTTTGAAGATCCTGCTGAAGCGGCGAGGGGGGCAAATCGGGAGTAAAAGGTTTATTACCAAATTCGCGCCTTGATATAGGGATCTTAGTCAATTGTGGATTACCCTGTGGCTGCATAGGTTTTCCACTAACATCAAATGGTTCCATTTGAGAAAATGGTTCCGGCGTTGGCGTTTGTTGATAAGGATTGTAGCCACCAAATCCTCCTCCTTTGCTGGGGCTAAAGGAATAACCTCCACCACCATACATAGGCGGTTGATAACTACCAAAACCGCCAGAATAAGGAGACTGCTGATAGCCGCCTTGTCTGTTAATTCTTCCGCCCATTCCCATAGAAATACTCTCAGTAAGCCCCTGAACGAATCATTTCAGTAAGATTCTTAGCTCTAACTCCCACTTGCTCCGACCATCGAGAATCCATAAACTGATCTGCGGCTTCATCCCAATCACCCTCAGACATAGCTGCAAGCGCATTCTTAAAGGCTCTAAGGCGTGTTTGACCAAGATTAAAACTGATATCAATCATTGCGTTTTGGCGAATATCATCAAGATCAGAATACCAGTCATATTCAGAATCAAGCTCAAAAATGACCCGATTAATATCGTTTTGTAAAAGATAATCCACTTCATCATCAGACAGACCTAAACCACCATTTTTATCAACATTTCTGCCAACACCTATTGTAGTCTTGTTTTTACTGCATTTATAAGCATAAGTTTCTACACCTTCATGCACTTTTAACATTTCAATTAATTTATCAAACTTAGGCATTATCTTTTTTTATCATATCTTCAATCATAGAAATTTAGCTGCGCCAATAATAATAGCGACTATAAAGGGATAAACACCCCATAAAAGCATTTCTAGTCTTTTAAACTTTGCAGAACCCTCGTTAAGTCTTTTTTCAATGTACTC